GACTTAAATGATCTATCTACAACTTTATTAAATGTAGACTTTTCATAAACCTTCTTTTTTATTTGTATATCTCTAGCCATTTCTTACTACTTTAAATAAATTATCTTGTTCAAATAGAACTGTGCTATTATCTAAAGTTGCTTTAATTTTTAATTTATAGTATCTTTCTGGTGAAAGTAAAGACATATCTAAGTCTATATAAGACCCTTTATCGTCTGCGTTTATATTAGTGAACGAGCTATATTTGATTATAGTCTGATTACTGAAGTTATCTACTACAGAGTATTGTGCATCTGCTGGTAAAGCATAGTTTGTCTTATAAATAGAACCAGTAGTGAATGTTCTAGTAGGGAAGGAGGGTTTAGCAGAAATTCTAAATCTTGCTGTTCCTTCGTTAATGTACTGTTCTTTTTGATTACTTATCGATACTTTAGCTATATCGGTACCTAGTATACTGTCTCCAGGATTCCATAAATCACTAACTGCTTTAAACTCTAAGTAAGGTCTAAAGATAGTGTTTGTATCTGCACCGTAGTATTTTAAAGAAACGCTACCAGATAAATAATCTTCGTATGCATCTTCTAGCTTTATTAAAAAGCCGTTATTAATAGATCCACTATATATATCAGATACAAGGTTAGAAACGTCTAATTCTAGATCTAAACTATCTGAGTTGAGTTCATAAGAAATGCTACTAGAGCTGTCTGTAGAATATGTTCCTCCTACGTCACTCCATTGAGTACCGAGTGCATCCCTTTGACTCCATGTTGCTCCCGTTTGATTTGCCGGGATATCATTAAGTTTACCTACTCCGTTTTCCCATGATTCAGATAAAGGATATACCTCTATTTTAAAGTCTGTTGGGAGTTCACTAGCATCTGCTAATGGTAGATACATTGAGCAAGAAATAAGTCCTGGAGTTTTATTATCTACTAAGGTTTGTATTTCTTCTGTGTCGAATTGTATTAGTATCCTTTTAGTTCTACCTATAGCATCATTCATAGGATCAGGATTTCCTCCTAATTCTAGTATTTCATCTTTTCCGGCATTTGCATACCTACCGGTTTCGCTTGGCTTAGACCAAATCGTAGTATCTTTCTGTGGGTATATTCTGTATATTGCCATCTTATAAAGTTGTTACTCTACCTTCGATATCTGTATCTGGGTATTTAAGTTCAAAAATACAAGGATCATACGAAGGATAAACTATATTATCTTTTGTAGCTCCTGCTGTATCGTAACCAAATTCAGAATATCTACCTCCTACTTTGTTGCCAATCCTAACATTTTTTACTGTCTGTACTCCTTTGACTTGGTCAAGCAGAGTATAAACTGTCGATAGGTTAATAGGTTGATTTATATTCCATCTCTTAATATCAAAATGTTCTTTAAGAGCATTGGTACAATTTAAAAGTACGTCTCTAGAACCGTAATTAGGTAGAGTAAGTATTTCAAATTTAACTCCTATATTAACTATAAATGCATCTTTCATATCGATTGCATCAGTAATCATCATATATTGACCTAAGTAATTCTTAAGGTTATTTTTTAATGTATCTGTAGCTTTTATTAGATGTCCATCTATGTTATAAGCTAGAACATACATCGATAAAGCTAGAGGATTTCTTTCTAAAGGACCTGCATTAGCATTTATTACCATTTCGTTAGTAACAAATGTTTTAGCAATAGAACCAAATTGAGCTGGTAAGGATAATGCTCTAACAGTGTAGTCGTTTGTTGTTACTGCTCTTTTTTGTTCTGCAAAAGCTCTTAGTGAATTCTCTCTTAATTCTTCTACTGTATCTCCATCTTTTCCTCCTGCTGCTGGTTTGTCGTTATTAAACCCTAAAGTACCTACTTTAGATGAATCAGCTGGGGTGCTTCTTAATATAATTCCGTTAGAGTTAATAGTATCTGCAGGTACATTTCCTTTGACTCCTCCACCTACTAAGTACTTGATAGTTAATGTTGTATTAGAAGGTGCAATACCGTATGTTTTAGTAAATAAGAAGTTTGAAGGATCGTAGGCTCTATCTATCTTATCAACAGCATACTTGTTACCGTATTTTTTAATAGTAGTTGGGTCTGGTAAGAACTCTTCATCGAATGCTTCAGTAACGCCAGATCCAAACTGTACTTGCAATACTCCTTTAGATGTAAATCTTGTTACAAATCTTTTAGATATTCTTTTTAACTTTAACAAAGCAGGTACTAGATCATTATCTTCGTTAGTGTTTCTTTCTTCTTTGAATACAGTATCTTGAGCTAAAAAAGGAACTTCTGTCCACTCTCCACCATCACTGTCAGTAATAGATAAAACTCTAATTATTTCATCGTCTGCTATTTCAATAGTTGCAAATCTTTCTGCGGTAGTGAATGTCTGTTCGTGAGTTTTGATTTCTCCAGATACAGCGTTTACTTTTTTACTTAATAGATAAGATTCAGGCTGACCATCTGTTATTTCAAATACTGTAATATTAGTTGGATCTGCTGAACTACTAAATGCAAAATCTATTCCATCTGTTAATAGGAATGCAGGAGAGTCTGCAGTTGAAGCGTTGATTGTAGAGTCGGGGTAGACTTGAAATGTTTGTTCCCAATTAGGTGTATACATACTACCTGTAGCATCTACTACCATTGTAGCAGTTAATTCTACTTCAGAGTTAGAAGCTACTTTTGGTCTATATCCCATCATATACGCTAATGCATATAAGTTAGCAGGATTTTTAGCGTGTTGTAAAAATGTTTCTTGTAGTTGAGTATCTTGATAAAAAGATAGAACATCACCTACATAGGAGGCCATCTCAATAAACATCATTCCTGGTGATGCTTCTGAGAAGTCATTATATGTATCAGGGAAGTAATTTTTAGCGTGCTCTATTAGCTGCTGCTTTAAGTCCCCGAACTCCTTATTAATGTATTTTATGTCTCTTTGGTCAGCCATTACTGTTCAAAATTTATTATTACTTCATCCTCAATATTAGTGTCTCTTACTGAATACTTGAGTGAGAATTGTACTGTGTTCTCGTCTGGTATACCTTGAGTGTTTATTTCATGAGCTACAACTCTAGGAAAATAGAATGCTAAGTCTTTTCTTATTTGTGCATCTATCTGTTTAATTTTATCTTTAGTCATTATCTCAAATAACTCTTTCTGTATACCATTCCCAAAGGTTGGATTTAAATACCTTTCTCCTCTATAGGTAAGGAAGTAATTGATTAAGTTAGTCTTAATAGCGTCTTTAGATTCATATGTTTGATTAAACACAGCAGCTCCAGTAAACGGTAGTTTAACTCCTACCGCTCTACTAGGCTGTAAATCTATTGGTGCTATTTTCTTAACTTCAAATGGCATATTATATTCCTGTTCTTTGTTTTGATTTTTCTTCTGCAGCTTTTAATATAGCAGTAGCTTTTTTAGGATCAAATCCTGGTATATCGCTAAAGCTTACTCCTACGTCTGCTCCTCCTGTATTAGCTAATTCTGTTACTGCTCTAGAAGCTAAATTAGGTTTTTGTACTCCACCTCCTACAAAGTTTCTAGCATCTTGAGAGGTCATGGATACTGCTGTCTGTTCTAACATGGTTTCTAATGAACCTTGCTTACCTATAGGTGTTGACCACTTTTTAGGTATTGATTCGCTAACCTTAACATATGCGTTAGCTTTCTGAAGTTTAGGTTCAGGGGTAGAGGCGATTTTAACTGCTTCTGTAATTACATCTTGTAACTCCTCCTTTACCGCTGCTCTTACTTCTTCTCGTATGATTTTTCTTAATTGATCGAGTTTCATATATATAAATAGTTTAGTTATGGAAGTTGATTATCTATTCTGAATTTTATTTCATCTAAAAGTACATCTACTGATGAACTAAAGGATTTTTGCCCTCTCATTACTATAACATTTTGAGGATCTCTTGCTACTGCAAAGTGTCTCGGTGCTATAGAGGGTGAGTCTGGGTCTTTAACAATCTCTAGCTCGTACTGTATTCCGTTAGGACCTTCGTGAAAGAATCTTCCATCACTTTCTTTGTCTTGAGCTGTTGGGAGTGTTAAATCGTCTAACAGGTTTTTAAGAGTATCTTTTACCGATTCTGGTAAGTTACTATTCTCCAATCCTTGGAGTCCTGAGTTTAATATTTTTATTGCGTCTTGTTCTATTTCTAGAGGTGTTTTCCATGGTCCAATAGGAGGTGGACCTGTTTCGAAACCCTTACCACCTTTTGCATCGGCAGGGGTTGATGTATGGTCTTTAGTACATACGTACATCTCACTATCCATCTTTACGTTATCGTCTTCAAAGTACTTAACACCTGCTTGCCATTTGCCTCTAAATCTACTGTCACTTAAATCTGCTTTACCAGAAGTGAAGAGTCTATCTTTACCTGTAAGTTTTCCATCTGATAGTTTAGAGTTAGCTAAGTTGTTAGAGTTACCACTTAGAGGTCTTCCCGTTATAGGATCAATTTCTTCTTGTGCTTTTAACTCAGAGTCTTTTTGATTAGGATTAGGAAGTCCATCAGATGAAGTACCATTTAAGTCTTTACTTGAATTTTGATTCAGTAACTTAGGTCCTAATGAAGAGAATATCATTACTGGTTCTTCTGCTTCCTCGTCTTCTAAAAGGCCTGCTGCTGCTAATTCTTCTTGACTAATAGTTCCTTTCTCTAATTCCTTTTTTAATGCTAATTCTACCTCACAGGCTTTAAGTGCATTATCTGCTCTTGATAGGTTGCCTTTCATTACCCCTGTACTCATTGTAGGTATTTGCATAACAGCATCGACACATTGTACTATCTCTTTTATTTGCTTTATTAACTCCTTAATAAGGTGCATTGTGTCTGCATACTTAGTAGTAATATTAATTGGTAAACCTAATATTAAACCTCCAGCAGGTCCAGGAGGAATACCAACACCTTGGGGAATAGGTAGTGCTAATATAATTTTATATGCTGCTTCTAATCCACCTAGAGGTCCTTTAATCTTACCGGGTAGAGAAGCAAACTTACTTAACTTACCGTCCATAGCTTTTACAGCTCTATCGATTTGAGTCTTTTGGTTTCTCATTCGAACTAATTCAGCTTCTGTTGGACAGCCTTTTCGATTAAGTTTGTTTGTAATAGTTAACCCTTGTTTAACGATCTTTGCAGATACGTTCCCTTGTATCTTTCCAACAATTGTGGCGACTGCTCCTGGTAATCCTGTATCTGGTATATTAACGTAAGGCATTATTCAGTAAATACTTTTTTAGAAAGTAGTGGTTTTAATAAGTTTCTTAATTGAGGTATAACTGGTTTAATAGAGTTAGCAGTAGATTTCATTACTGCAATTGCTGCTGGTGGTGCTGATGGCATACTAGCCATAGTTTTAATTAATATTTCAAATTGAGATAAATAATCATCTAACCAGTCTATAGAAGTCTGTCCTAGTAGAACAGGCTCTCTTTCTCCGAATGCTTCAGTCCCTAAATAAACTTTAGTAGCATCTAAAGCTACATACTCTTCTCCATCTATACCTACTCTTGCAGCATTAAGTCCAATGTCTTCAGTGGCAGATAAGTATACACCTTCTTCTTTTGAATTAAAAAATAACCTACCAGAGTTTACAACAACTTGGCTTCCTTTATATGCATCCGCTTCTTTTGGTTCAGATGAAAAAGCTTTTCTTTTCTTATTAGCTTGAGTAAGTTCAAACTTGTGGTCAGAACCTAGATATATAGAAGCTGGGTCTTTATCTATATCTTCTACAACTAGAGTGGTTCCGGATCCTTGATTATCTTGACCATTAGATATAATAGTATATGGCATACCATTATTAGAGCCGTCTGTAAAGATATTTGTATCATATTTAGTTCCTCCTAATCTAATAGTATTTCCGTACCTACCTTCTATAATAGTATCTCCAGGAAATGACTGTAGAGGTCCTATTTTATCATTTTCTTCAAACTCATCACCTAGTTCTGGTGCTGCTGCTTGCCATGGGAATGCTGTAACGTCTGGGTAAGCATTATGGTGTGGGTGGTTCCACATAGGAACTACGTGTGTCCAGTAGTACTTTTTGACATTAGAATCTGACTCTCTTCCTGTTTCTGCAGGTAAGCTTTCTGCTCTAATGATTTCGTTTACTAATGGTACCCTTCTATATAAAGGATCGATACAGTATGCAAATTTAAGAGAAAGTACGTCGTCGTTGTTTCTACCTCCCTGAAGTGGTCTAAAGACTACTCCATTGATAGAGTTAGATTTATCATACCTGTCATAGGCTTCTGAGTTTCCATCATATACAACCTCAACTACTCTACCAAAGACAACGTCAGTACCTCCTGTACCTCCACCGCCTCCAGAGCCTCCTCCGCTGCTTGCACCAAATCCATAGTTATACGGCATCTTCTTCGTCAGATTGTTTTTCTACAGAATCTACTTCTTTTTCGATCTGTTCTTGTTCGTCTAATAGGTCTTGTAGCTCTGAGAAATCAAATTCGTTTGAATCTCCTTTAGCTTGTGCTGATTCTATCCTCTGTATAATGGTGGCGAGCTTAATTAAAGCTTCATCATTCTTAACTCCTATCTCCATATATTCCTTAATCATAGGAACAATGAGAGTAGCGTCTCCAATATTTTCAATAAGAGGTTTTAATTCACCGATAAGGCCTTTAACTTGCCCTTTCGTTTCTTTTGAGTTGTCATAGATTTCACCAAAAAGGTCGGATAGAGTTTTACCTTTGAATATTTCTTTATCTAAACTCATAATATGTTTTTATTATAAATAGAGTTACAATGGAATAGTTGAAACTAGTCCTTGATCATAAAGTTTCTGATATTTTTGTCTGAAGTCTTCTTTCAGTACATTTATAACTCTCGTAAGGTAGGGAGTATCACAATCAGTCATTTCTCTTATATAAATATATAATGCTTTCTTCTTGAATATCTCTAAATCGTTTCTAGTCTTAAATATCGTTAGGACTGCATCAGCTATTTTGATTTCACTTTCTTTAGTGAAGGTCTCTTCTAAGTTCTCATAACACTGCTCTATCCAGGAATCCATGAATTGAGATAATGTGATTGATTGATCATTGTCTAGGTGTTGGGTTGGGTTTCCTTCGTAGGATTCTTCCATATCGCTAAAGCTACCTATTTGCTTTAGTTTCTTATAATTCTTATTATTATAATTGATTAACCAACGTTTTACAATTGTACCAAAGTATGAATATGCTTTAGCACCATTAGTAGGATCAAATTTAGATATTTTCTCTTCTACTAAAACAGAAACGATCTCATGTTTGAGATCTTCTATCTGCTCGACATCTGTATAGTAGAACTTAAATGTGTGGATAATGTTTTCTGCTAGCTTATAAAAAGGAATGTAGATGTGTTCTGTGAATATCTTGTTCCTATATTCTATATCTGTAGAATTATTATACTTAACTATATACTCTT